CTAATACCAGAGCCCGACATCGATGACGCCTGTGACTCGTTATTCAAATTTTGTACTGCCGCTGAATACATCTGCGCCCAAACAGCCAAACGTGCATCTTCTTGCAGGTATGGTGCCGAATGCGCTAACGAACCGTACAAGTAAACATCCGGTGCCTCCTCCAATAACCAGTTGGCTGTGTTGGAGTCGGATAATGCCGGAACCTTTGCATAGTATAACAGCTCAAAGTCTGTATCTTCATCTGGTGTCGGGTATAGCTCAAACTCACCACGCACGTGAGCGTAAAACCGCGGTTTGCCGCCAGTGTCTTCACCTGCCTGCCGCTTGTCTGCCATGCCGCTGAGGCTGAGTAGCTCAACCTCCGATGTACCATCTCCTACCACCTGCAATCGGATTGTTTCGTTCCAGTCAGCAGGAAACTGCATGTATCGATCACCGGGTGACTGTTGCCCAGAAGACCGCTCCTGCATCTTCCAATGGCGCACATCACGATTGATCTGTGACTCTGCCAGTTGAATAAACGTAGGAATAACACTGTCGAGGTCATCCCTGTTCAGGAAGTCGCTGATCGTGCTCTGTAGGTTGGTGTAGTTCGTGATCGCCATTATCGGGCCATCCTTTCTTTAGCAAACTTTAGTGCCAAGTCTATCAGAGCATCGTCTGACAGTCTGCCTTGCTCTGGATCAAAGGCATTGATTCCTGCGACGTTTTCTTGATAGTCGCCTACTGCGTCCTCTTGGCGTCCACCGACGTAGTCACGGTACTGGTATGCTCTTGCGCCGCTTGTAGCCGCCTCTGGGCTCATGCCGCGGGCAACCATGTCATAGCCACCCATGAAGTTGTACATGCGGTCCTGTAGGTTCCTGTCCACACGTGGACCTGCTAGATCTGGGCGTAGCTCCTCTACCATTTCAGGTAGTCGGTTGTAGTAGCCCAAGTGACCGCGAGTGAAGAACTTGTGACCCTCTGAGTATGGGATATCTGTCAGGAAATCGAGCACGCCATAGTTTGCGTATGGATCAGCCATTATTGGATCTGCCCGCGGTTGTATGCATCCATCGTTGCATCACCCATCATTGTCGGCGCCATGAAGTTCATGAGCGCCTCTAGGACCATGTTGGTTGCTGTAGACTGCTCATCCTGACCCTGATCTATACCTGCACGTACATCACGCATGCTTGGCATTGTGAGCCCGCCGGGAATCGGTGATGCCTGTGCTTGATCTGGTGCACCCAGCGCACCCAAGATGCCCATACCGGCCATTGATCCATAGACACGACGCAACATAGGTTCGTCGATGATTCCGCCGACAGGGCGCATTTGGAATGCTCTGATATCGCTGTGTGTTGGATTATCAGGATCTGCTACGCGGCGAGTCTGACCAGTGGTTTTCGATACCGTCTCAGGAAACAACTGAGTAACCAATACATCAGGCTTTTCAAACTGACCTACGCCCTCACCGGGTAGCTCACCACGGTACGTTCTGTGCGATGCACTGCCGGGCTGTCTTGCTGTGTCTACTCTGCCGATATTCAATAACGTGCCATCACGACCTTCTAACTGGCGTGGATCTGTCACTGCCACGCGGCCCTTGCCTGCACCGATGCCTGTCATGTTGCGGTTGGCATCCAACACAGTCTTGATGTCCTTGCGCTGATCACCGGTCAACTCAGCAAACTGATCAAACCACTTGCCATCGAATCCTTTGAACTCAGGCACAACCTGACGAATCTTCTGGGTTAATTCGTTCTTTACCTTCTTGCTCGATGATGAATCAATGAATGCCAACATGGCATCACCGGGCATCGTGGAATAATCCTTGCCACCGGGTGCCATCATGAATGGAGCAAACAATGGATCCCTGCCAGTTGCTCCTCTGAGTCTTTGCGCCTCTGCCTGCATTTGACGAACAACGCGCGGATCTGATGCCCACGTTGCGCCGGGATTCAGAAACATGAAGTTCTGACCACCTTCTAACGCAACTGGTTGATTTAACCGAACATCATCAATCTGGCTGAGTATGCCGCCGCCTGCTGTACGGTCTGACATCGATGTCATGATGCCCTGACCTTCAAAGTCACGCAGATCTAGCATTGGGATATCTAGCTCTGGTGCGTCTTCGACAACGACTCTTGTGCCAGCAATGTCTTCTACTTCGCCCTTCCTGACGTTACTAGCACGTGGCTGATTACCCATACGTGGATCAAAAGCATCCACAATATAATCAAGTAGTCGTTGCCGTGCTGACATCAATTGGTCCTAAGTATGTGATCACCTGTACATTTTAACAGCATTTGATCTTTACGCTACACCTTGGAGATTTCTTCGTATTGGGTCACCCCACGAATCTGTTTGGTGTACGTTTTGTCGATAGATGGCCACCAAGCCAAAAGCATCAGCGCCGTGGGAAGCCCAGTCATGCTCCGGTCCAAGACCGATGCCTCGACTCTCGTCACGTTTTTCGTGGTACCAACCCAGTGCCTCTCTTCCGCCCTTGGTGTTTTCGTCGTGGAATCGACAGGATGGGAACATACGTCGGGCCGCTTCGATGCGGGAGAGTACAGCTCCAGCGCCTTGGTTCGGGATAGACTCAACAGTGAATCCGGCATCTTGCAAGAACCCCTCTGGTGTCACCTTGTAGACCATGTCATGTTTCCTACCGTCATGTGGCAGGACCATCAGTGCGTCCTCGTAGCCACGGTCACGTATCCAGTGGACGTGTGATTCAAACGGCTGACCTACTGCCTCGTAGTAGTCCAACAGTCGGATCTCCTCACCAATGTACTGGACAATCCAGATCGCTGTGGCATCTGACTTCTTGCTCGTGCCACCGATATCCCAGACAGCATGCGTCTTGACCAGTGGATCTTTGCCAAAGAACCCGATACGGCCCTCCAGCGACGCCTTGCTGAGGTGCTCTGCGTAGTAGGCACCCTCCAGTACAGTTGCGTACTCGCCTTCCCATACGTGGGAGTACCGGTCCGGTGTCAGGCGTAGGCAGTCATCTTTCTCTTGGATCAGTACCTTGGATATCCACGGGTTGTGACGCCAGTTAGCATTGACGACAACAGATCCTGTCGGTGTGTTCACACTGCGGAGTAGCTGATCAATGGCGTCTGTTGGCCGGTGTGGGTTCCATGATGCCCAGATCTCTGACCCCTCCTTCCGCATTGTCGGTGTCAGTAGCTCTAGTGATCTATGACTTAGTGACTGGGCTTCTTCGATCCATGCCCTGTCAAAGCCCTCTAGTGACTTGATGGAGTCAGCAGTGTGGTCCTGCATACCAGTGAAGATGATCACGCCGTCGCCGGGTGTTTCAATGTACTCACGGTAGACTTTGAAGCCTGCCGCCTCACCCAAGTTGTAACCCTGTAGCTTATCTTCGATCAGACGCTTGGATGATTGCTTCAGTGACTTCTGGACCTCACGAATACAGACCGCCCTGAGTCCCGGTGTCCTGATAGCTTCTGCGATCAGTAGCTCTGCAAAGAAGTGCGACTTGCCGCTACCACGTCCGCCCCATGCTCCCTTGTATCGGGCTGGATGCAGTAAAGGCTCAAAGACCTCAGCGCATTTAAACTTCAGGTGCATCTGGTCTCACTACGTTCCAATCCATAGACTCGACTGTCTGGCCATTACTGGTTAGGTCAGTTGCCATCTTGTCGCTGTATCCATGATTGTGAAGCATGAGCTTGGTAATGCCTGCATTGAACTCGTTTGTCAGGCCTCCAGACACCAAAAACTTGTGCTGTCTGTTCTCGATTCTTTCTAACGTGTGAAGAAATTGATCATGTTTTTCGGACCATGTGTAGATTGTCCTACGTGAAACGTCGATAGCGTCAGCAAGTCCTGCAACGCTTGGTACTGGGTCTCCGTACTCTGCAAAGTTCTGTGCGTAGTGATCAGCAGTTTCCTGTATCTCATCACAATATTTTGTGGGTCTTCCGCTACCTTGTGCCATATCAGCGTCCAAAGTGATTGATTGATAACGCTTTATACCACTGTATATATAAACAGATCAATCTATCTGACGTAATGACGTTTGCCCTTGGCCCTTGCCCTAGCCACTACACGTTGCATTGCCTCGTCGCCCTTCATGTTTCGGTAGTTGAGTTCAGCAATGATGTACTTGGGTATTGCGTGGCCATGGCGTTCGATCACACGGTACTTCTTTGACCGTGTACTGGAATGCATGAGCAAGTGGGTTCTGCCGGTCTCTGCGACTGCCTGCTCCATCCTTGCAAATGCTTCACCGAGGTCATAAAAAATCAAGGTAACTTCTCCAGTCGTTTGATCTCTGCCTCTGCATAGAACTTGATCTTCTTGGCGTCTCTGAGTTTCTCGCTGTGCTCTACCTCACCATACCGGTAGCATGACCTGAAGATCTCTCCGATCTGTGCGTTCATGTCCTTATGGCTGATCAGATCCTGTAGCTCTGTCGCACCCTGTGGTAGCTCGTAATACTTGGCAGTTGATCCGTCTGACTTGATCATGCGTTGTTGTCCTCGACCTTAACTAATTTCATGTGGCGTGTTCTCGGTTGGTATTCGCGCCAGAACCACTTTTCATACCTTATTTCCCTCCCGTTCGGGTTTATTTCTTTGCTTTAAACAGCATTGCAGTACATATAGTCCCGTTCGGGATTTTGGTTTATATAAAGTCCAGTATGCGGAGTTTAGCTACCCAATCACCGCATTTTGTAAACTGGTCACTCGTCTTCCCATGCGGCGTCAACTTGTTCGTTATAGAGCTCAATCTTCACCACTTCCAGAATGCCCATGGCTTCAACCAGTGTAAGGTGATTGTCCTGCGCTTTGTCTAAGATGACCTGCCGTATCTCTAGGGCAATGTCTCCATACTTCTCTTGCTTGAAATCACCTACCACTACATTCATTACATTCCCCAGCTCTTGGTCAGATATAGTTTGGACATCGGGATGTTCCACGGGGTGTCCTCTTCGTCTCTGAGCATGCGTTCGCTTCTGCATTTGTTCTTGCTCTTGGACCGCCATGGCAGGTGATGGGTCTTGCGGATCTCTGAGATACGACGCTTCAGTGTGACCAGTGAATACCCCATCTCGTCAGCCAACTCGTGGAGCGGCATGCCTGACATGTGTAGCTTGATGATTTTTCGCTTTTCTTGTTCCGTCATTTGACTTTGTCCAGTTGATCGTCTTGGTACTGCTCCATCCAGTTCATGAAGCGCTCATGCTCTAGCTCACCATAGGTGTCTAGATCACGTGTGGGTCCGCAGAATCTACAGACCTCATCACCACGGTTGAGATGCTCACGTAATACGTTGTCGCCACAGTTCGGGCAGGTTGGATATCGATGAAAGTTCATTGCCAAAACTCCTTGTCGATGAATGGCTTGCCACGTAGTGGTGCGACTACCCAGTTGTCTACCGCCCACGTCAGACCGACAACGACACCCCAGATCGTGAAGAACCCGATCACGTATACCAATGCTTCTATCAGTTCCATGTCTTCCCCCTAGGGCCGCTTACGCGGCCTCCTGCTTACGAATTGATGTTGGCGGATAGATTACCCATTCCCATTCTTTACTGAAGTCAGGCGTACAATCAGCAGGGCGTGCATGACCAGTCACAAACGCAAACTGCGAATCAGAAAGATTAGTCGTGTAACCAGTGCAAAAGCAAAGCCACTCTTCGCCAAGATCGATCTCCTCCAGCTTGCGGTCTTGCGCGATATAAGCAACTCTCCATTCAACAAAATCGCCATCTTTTGTCTGATAACGAGAAGGCACAACTACGTCAGTACGATCATAGTCAAAGCTGATCCCATCAGGACGCGGAATATCAGCAATATGTTCACCACGCTTGCCAGTTTTTGGGTTAAATTTAAATACTTTCATGTCGTTCTCCTAGTTGGTCAATATTTCCGACACCCAAATAATATCAAATCCACAGAAGTATGCAACACTTTTTGTTTCTTTATTTATTGGGCCTGCAATTGTTGGATACCTTCCAGTCTGGCCTTGGCGAGCCGTATACGCCGCTTGTCCTCCAGTGTCATACGCTCACCCCTGTCCTTGTATCCCTTGGCTACCATGAGCACTGCTTCGTCCTCTTGAGCCTGCGTCTGCATCTTCTTAGTGACAACAGGACGCTCGTAATCATCGTTCGGTGAAAACAATTCCTTCATCGGCAGGTTTAGCGATTCGACTAGGTCCACGCCGTTTGCTCCACAGACAAAGCAATGGGCACCGACAGAACCGTCACTGCGCTCACTGATCATCATGTTGAAACCTTTGCCGCCATGGGCTGGGCAGGGAACACGCCACTTGTCTTTGCCTGCACTACGCACTTTGTCGCAGTTGTTTAGGATTGCTTGAATTGTCATCCTTCATCCTCTTGTAGTTTTCTCTGATGTTTTGGCTCGTGATGTACTTACGAACCTCCTCTGATATCCCATCAACCCTAGCGGGATCGACCTTGCTTGGCCAGACACCGAACTTGTTGCGGTACTTGTGCTTTGCCCAGCCATCCTTGTATCCGCGGGTCTTGGCGTAATACAAAAGTTCACCATAAAACTCAGACTTACGCTGTGGGGAATATGA